CCACAACCCGCGTCACCTCAACCAATGACGGCCAGAACCGCACCGCCGTTTCCGTTCCGGGTGCTTAATGAAGCTGAAGCACTTCAGCATGCGCCACTTCAAGATGTTCCGCCTATTCGCCTCTATTGGCGCTGGCGGCAGCGCACCATATTACCAGATCCTATGGCGGCGTAGGCGGCGCATCTAATGTCGCTTGCGTTTAGTTAACGCTCGCTAACATTACCAGAACCATGGCATTTAAAGCACCGCTCGGATATACAACTGGCCTGTTCGCCGTCACGAAATCTGACGCAACGGTGTACAGCCCGCCGTTAGAATCGCTCTACATCGGCGGTGCTGGTGCAGTTGCGATTGTGCAGGCCAACGATGAAGCCGTTACCCTGACGGCTCTGGCCGTTGGTGTGGTGCATAACATTGGCGGAATCAAAAAGATCATGTCCACCAATACGACTGCTACCGCAATCGTTGCTGGGCGTTGATCTTGCCGCCGTCCGGACGTGGCTTGCGGCCAACTTTACCTAAGCGGAGCTAACAGACATGAGTTTCTTCAAAAAGGTATTCGGCGGAATAGGCCCGTGGATGGTTCACGCATGGCAGCAAACCAAGATTTCGCAAAACACCCCGCAGGGTGTTAAGAATGTAGTCAATAAGGCCGCTCCGTATGTTGCTGCGTATTACGCAGGCCGCCACGCCGAGCAAAACCCAGTATCTGATGACGCCACGGCCGACAAAAAGCGCCGAGCCCAGATGCTTGCCAATAGCCGCAAGGGCACGATTAAGACCAGCCCGCTTGGACTTCCTGGCGGCGGATTTGCGCAGAAACAACTCCTAGGTGCATGATGAAAGAAACGAAGCGCGACATTCTCAAGGCTACGTGCAAGTCCATTGAGGAAGCCCGCTCTAGCTTTGAATCTCACTGGCAGGACATTGCCGACTACACTTACCCCCGCTCATATCGTTGGCTCGACGATGATTGGACTAGCCGTGGCAATAAAGCAAACAAAAAGATCATTGATCCCACCGCTACTCTCGCTTGCCGTACTCTGGTGGCGTTTTTCTCGTCTGGAATCACGCCGTCATCGCGCCCGTGGAAGGCGTTTAAAGCGTCAGATGCTCGCTTTAATGGGGATCACGAGGTAAAGGAATACCTCGCTGAGACGAACGAACTGATGGACGGATACATCCTCCAGTCAAATTTCTATCAGGAGGCCAGCAAGGTTTACGAGCAGTGCGCCCTGTTCGGCACGGCCGCGATGCTTGTTGAAGAGGATAACAAGACCCACTTCCGCTGCGAGACTCTTCCGGCTGGCAGCTACTACCTCGGTGTCGATCCGTATCAACGGGTGAATCAGATGTTCCGCAAGGTCCAGATGACCGCCCGGCAGATGGCCAGCGCGTTTGGATACGATAACCTGTCTGATAAAGTCAAAGAGGCGTTCGATAACAAGAACCTGCGCGACAAAGGCCGGTTTGAAGTGTGGCACTACGTCGGGCCTAACGACGCATACGATGGCAGGACTCTCGATAAGGAGTTCATGTCCTGTTACATGGAGGCCGTAGGCGACACAGACAAGCTTCTGCGTGAGTCCGGATACGACGAGTTCCCGGTTATCGCGGTGCGCTGGAAGTCGATGGGTGATGACGTGTACGGGCAGGACTGCCCCGGGCAGATCATCCTTGGGTCCATCAAGGAGCTTCAGCACGCATGGAAGCAAATCCACAAGGCGTGGGAGAAACAGGTAAACCCGCCGCTCAACGCCCCTGAGTCGTCCCGCCGCACGACCATTGAGACGTTCGCCGGGGCCGTTAACTACCACGACTCGCGTTCTGCACAGGACGGAATCCGTCCAACATACCAAGTCCAGTTCGACACGCAGGGCGTTATGATGGGCGTTCAGGATTTGCGCTCGCAGATCAAGGATGCTTTCTTCTATAACCAGTTCATGATGGTAGCTGACAATCGCCGTTCGGGGACAAAGGCCCGCGAGATTGAAGAGCTTGCCGATGAGAAGATGAACTCGCTTGCCACGACGTATGAGCAGTTCAGCAACGAATTCCTGGATCCGTTCGTTAATCGTGCCTACAACATCTGCAACCGCAGAGGCATTCTTCCTGAGCCACCGGCGCAGTTCCAGGGAACCCCGTTCACGATCGAGTACGTCAGCGTGATGGCGCAGGCCATGAAGATGGTCGGCATTGGTAACATGGATCGTGCTCTGGCCATCATGGGTCAGGTTGGCACAATCCGTCCCGAAGTCACCGACATCATGGACGCTGACAAGTTTGTTACGCAGTATTGGGAACGCCTTGGCGTCGATGCGCGGACGATGTCATCCCCGGACGAAATCAAAGGTATGCGAGAAATGCGCGCACAGCAGCAGGCGCAGCAGCAGCAGATGCAGGATACGCAGGTTCAGGCCGATACGGCAAAGGTGCTATCGGATACCAAGATCGAGCAAGACAGCGCACTATCCGCGCTCGTTAACCAGACAAGGGCTTTCCAATGAGCATCGTTCACGCGCAGTTTACGGCAAGCGAGCAATCAACCAGTGTCGTCCGCGTCAAGCGTGGCGACCGGTGTGTTGCTCAGGTTGGCGGGACGTGGACGGGTGCAATCATGCTCCAGGCTAGGAGCGCAGCAAGCGAAGGCTGGCGACTGCTCAGTACGTTCACGGCGAACGGCAATGTGACAGTGACGTTCCCGGACGGCTCTGACGTTCGTATGCTGTCCGCCATGATCAGCACAGGCACGGCCAATGTACGACTTGAAGATGCAGATTTCGCTGATCAATTCGTGTCGGACGAATGGGACGATCTGCGCTTCCCGGCGCAGGCGATCAACCCGGCTGGTGCCGTTGCGGCCCCTGCCGTTGATACGACTGAGAGCGGATTCCCCGGCACTCTGCTGTTCGACAACGTGACGAACGAAATGATCGCCGGGGCTGCGCAGCTACCACACACGTGGAAAATCGGGTCCGATCTTCGCCCACATATCCATTGGTCAAAAACAACGTCAGCCGCCGGGAACGTGGTGTGGCATTTCTACTATCGCATCATCAAACGCGATGCCACGGCCGACGCATGGGTTGGGCCTATTGTTGGGGTTGATGCGCTTTCGTCAGCTAACACGGCCGAGCGAGAGGCCATCACCGCGTTTGATGTCATTCCGGGATCGTTGTTGTCGCTATCGCAGATGCTTTGCTGGAGGATATATCGAATGGCAGACGACGCTGGCGACACCTATGCGGCGGACGCCCGCCTTTTCGAGTTTGACATTCATTACCAGACCGACTCGCACGGCTCCGGCGCGGAGTTCTTGAAGTGAAGGCCAAGACGAACCAACCGTACTTGGATCTTGACTTCATCCTCAAGACGCAAGCCGGTCGGCGCTTTGCGTGGCGTCTCATTTCCCCGGTCGAATCAGACCCGATGAAGCTAGAAACCAACATGACGTATTACGCTCTCGGGGTCCAGGCTACGGCTAGGGCGCTTGAGCGCGAGATCATCACGCAGCACCCGGAGTGGTACCGGCTTATGGTGTCTGAGCGGTATAATGGCGATGAAGAAAAGACTTGCGTTACATCTGAATGTGAGTAAACGTTAACTATTCCATATGCCCGACGAACCCACCAACATGTCAACTCCCTCAACCCCCGCTCCTGTTAGCGGTGGATTGGTTGGTGAGACATCCCCAGAACCCGCCAAGACCGAAGCCCTCCTTGGCGAAACCTCCGCCCAACCGGCAGCGACGCCTACGACTGAGCCCACCGAGAAGGCTGCCCCCGAGCCTGTTTATGAGTTCAAGGATGCGCCCGAGGGATACGACACGAAGGCCCTAGAGGCTTTTGCCAAGGAGCACAAGCTGTCTCCCGAAGCCGCGCAAAAAGTTCTTGAGCGCGAGGCTGGTGCCCAGAAGTCTCTTGTTGAGAAGCTGCAAGCTGATTTCCAGGAGATGGCCACCAAGAGATGGGTGGACGAACTGAAGGCCGACCCGGTCATCGGCGGCAAGAATTGGGATGCATCCGTGGCCCAAGCCCGCCGCGCCAACGATCTTCTCTCGCCTGAGACGCGAAAGTCGATCTCCGAGGCGAACCTCTCCAATAACCCCATTCTGTTCCGCGCCCTTCTCGACATCGGCGCGAAGCTTAAAGAGGATTCATTTGTTCGCGGCGATTCCGCTGCGAAGAAGGCTAATCAAGGACTCTCCTCGATTTATGCCACGGTCGGATAAAGCCACATACAACACATAAGGAGTTAAAATGGCTACTCTCGGAACTGGCGCAGGAAACCTGCTGGATGTCTCCAGCTTGTTCGGCGCTGATGGTAAGGAGCTTCGCGTTGCCGAAGTTCTGAATCAGGTTAATGACATCGTGCAGGATATGCCGATGGTCGAAGGTACTGATAGCGACGGCCTTCAAGCCGCTATGCGTTCGGGCCTCCCCTCTGTCACTTGGCCCCGCTTCAACGAAGGTGTTCAGCCTTCCAAGGGCACTCTGGTAAACGTTAAGTTTGCCACTGGTACTATGTCCACGGTAAGCAACGTTGACTGCCGCCTTGCTAAGAAATACAGCAATCCGGAAGCCTATCGCGCTTCTCAGGACAAGGCGCACATCGAAGCTCTCGGTCAGGAAATGGCTCGCGCCGTGTTCTATGAGAGTGAAACCACCAACCCCGGCCGATTCACCGGTCTGTCCAGCTACTTCAACAGCCTCTCGGCTGAGAACGCTGATCAGATTATCGACGCTGCCGGTACCGGCTCTGACAACACCTCGATCTGGGTCGTTTGTTGGTCGCCTGAAGCCGTGACTGGCATCTACCCGAAGGGGTCGAAGGCTGGCCTTGAAGTTCGCAATATGGGCGAGCAGTTGGTCGTCGATTCGACCGGCATCAATGGCTCGACCTACCTTGGCTACCAGACCCGTTTCCTGTGGGACGTTGGTTTGGCTGTGCAGGATTGGCGTCAGGTTGTGCGTATCTGCAACATCGACCACTCGAATCT